GAGGAATATGCCAAGTATAGATTTAACACCTAGGAAAAATAAAAATCCTAAGGATACAAGACCACCAAAACCAATGCCATTCGATATTGGATTACGCAAATTTAGGAAAGCCGTTGAAAGAGCGGGTATCTTACAAGATGTTCGTAGAAAAGAATTCTATGAAAAACCTACTGCAAAACGCAAAAGGAAAAAAGCTGAAGGTATAGCTAGGTGGAAAAGGACCGAACGCTCAATGCAATTAAAACCACAAAAAGGCCACTGGAGGTAGATTATGGGAATAATGGATAAATTAAAAAAGAATTCGAAGATTAAAACAACAGATGTTTTATCAGACTCGGTTTTCTTTAAAGAACAGGACGTAGTTGTAACTGACGTCCCAATGGTAAATGTCGCCTTATCAGGTGATATAGATGGAGGCTTAACTTCTGGTTTAACAGTATTAGCTGTTCCATCCAAACATTTTAAAACTTCATTTGCATTGCTTATGGCAAGTGCATATTTGAAAGAACACGATGATGCAGTATTATTGTTTTATGATTCAGAATTTGGATCTCCTCAACAATACTTTGAATCGTTTGGTATAGATACTAGTAGAGTATTACATACACCTATTACAGATGTTGAACAACTTAAGTTTGATCTAGTTTCACAATTAGATAACATTGAAAGAGGTGATAAAGTAATAATCGTAATCGATTCTATTGGTAACCTTGCATCTAAGAAAGAATTAGAAGATGCTCTAAATGAAAAAGGTGTAGCTGATATGTCAAGAGCAAAAGCTCTTAAAGGTTTATTTAGAATGACAACACCATATCTAACTATGAAAAACATTCCTTTATTAGCTGTTAATCATACATATCAAGAAATTGGTTTATTCCCTAAAGCTATCGTTTCAGGTGGTACAGGAATTTACTATTCTGCAGATAATATTTGGATTATTGGAAGACAACAGAATAAAACAGGAACAGAAATCAAAGGTTACAACTTTGTAATCAATGTGGAGAAATCAAGGTTTGTTAAAGAAAAGTCAAAAGTACCTATCACAGTTAGCTGGGAAGGTGGTATTGAGTCTTATAGTGGTTTGTTGGATGTTGCTCTTGCTGGTAATTACGTTGCTAAGCCTAGTAACGGTTGGTATTGCAGAGTTGATCAAGATACTGGAGAGCTGGTCGATCCGAAAGTTAGAGAGAAAGACACTCTTCAAAAAGATTTTTGGACACCGATTTTTGAAGGAACAGACTTCAAAAAATTCATCAAAGGTCATTACCAAATCGGCCATAAACCGTTATTGGATGTAGAAATTACTGGTGATGAAAGCGTGGAAGCAGATGAGTAATATAAGCGACCACGATTTTGTTTTCTTAGAAAAGGAAACAGAAGATTTTTATGGGGTGAAATTAAAAACTGGAAAATGGAAAGGCGTTCAATTTATATATGGAAGCGTCTCTATAAAAGAAACCCCAGAATTGGATACTGCAACTTTAAGTTTTACTTATAATCTTACAGATAGTGCGCAGTTTGAAGAGTCTGAATTAATAGCAGATATGGAATTTAAAAACCATTTAGGTGACATTCTGCAATACGTAATATCAGATTCATTAGATAATAAAGGAGCAATGATTGGACATATCGACACAAATACCGACTCACATACTGAGTCACCTAATAAATGATGAAGAATATTGCCGTAAGGTAGTACCATATCTCAAAAAAAGCTATTTCGAAGGAAGTCATAAGGTTGTATTCAATCTTATAATTGACTTTGTTACTGCACACAATAAGATACCATCAGGTAAAGTATTAGAATTAGAGTTACGTAAAGTAGCTGCACCTGATGATGTGCTAAATCAAGCAAATCAACTTATACAAGAATGTAAAGAAAAATCAGACATTGATCATGAGTATATTCTTGCAGAATCCGAAAAATGGTGTCAAGAAAAAGCTGTATATAATGCTATTATGGAATCAATATCTATTATCGATGGAAAGTCTGATGATGATAGAGGAGAAGGAATGATTCCAGAAATCCTTACTCAAGCTCTAGGTGTTAGTTTTGATCCTAATATTGGTCATGACTATATAGACAACTCTGAAGAAAGGTATGAATTTTACAATAAAGTTGAAAGTAGAATACCATTTGATTTAGATTACTTTAATAAAATTACAAAAAACGGTTTACCTAATAAAAGCCTTAATATTTGTTTAGCAGGAACAGGTGTAGGTAAATCTTTATTCATGTGTCATTGCGCTGCAGCTAATATTGATCAAGGTAAAAACGTTTTATACATAACATTGGAAATGGCAGAAGAACGTATCGCAGAAAGAATCGATGCTAATCTTATGAATTTCCCAATAGAACAATTAGAAAGTATGCCAAAAAATGTATTTGATCAAAAGATCTCAAAGATCGCTCATGGTCATATAGGCAAACTAATTGTAAAGGAATATCCAACGGGTGCAGCCCATACTGGACATTTCAGAGCATTGCTCAACGAATTAAAACTTAAAAAGAACTTCAAACCTGATATAATTTATATAGATTATTTAAATATTTGCTCATCTAGTCGCATCCGCGGGTTAGGTGGAAGTATAAATACTTATTCATATATCAAAGCAATAGCTGAAGAGCTACGTGGTTTGGCGGTAGAATTCAATGTTCCTATAATGAGTGCAACACAGACCACGCGGTCTGGTTTCAGTAATACTGATGTTGGCTTAGAGGATACATCTGAATCATTTGGTTTACCAGCGACAGCTGATCTAATGTTTGCTCTAATTTCAACAGAGGAACTAGAAGGGCTTGGTCAATTAATGGTAAAACAATTGAAAAATCGTTATAATGATCCTACTAAATACAAAAGATTTGTAATTGGTGTCGATCGATCAAGAATGAAATTATACGATGTAGAAGAGTCGGCTCAGTCTGATATCATGTCTGACATGGCACCAGATACTGGACCGATAAATACGTTCGGTGATAGGGAAAGTAAAGACTTCACCGAATTCAAAATATAGAGGAGGAATCTATGAATATATTTACAAAAGCCAAAGATTGGCTAATGGCAAGAATGCCCGAAAGAACTTCACACGATGGAATATTACTTATTGTAGTATGCGGATCAGTGGTACTTTTTGGTGGTGTTGTCAAACTACTCGCATGGGTAGGTTTAGCTTGGGGTGTTTACACTCTAGTTAGAGGAGAGAAATAATGATGAACATGAAAACAGCACTCTTTAGTGCATTATTATTATTACCATCATTTGCGGTACAAAGTGATACATCAGGTACCGTAGCACTATCTTCAGATTATTTCTGGAGAGGCATATCTCAAAATGCGGGTAACCCAGCGTTAAGTCTCGGATATGAGATTAAAGATAACGGATTTTATGCCGGTATTTGGGGAAGCCAAGTGGATTATGGAGATGAAACATCTATTGAATACGATCTATACGCTGGTTATGCATTAGCAATAACAGACGATCTTTCAGTGACAGGTGGTATGATACAATATAATTGGGATACGAATCTTGATATTTTAGTTGATGGACATGGTCAAAATACGCATGAGCAATATGAAGAAGTATTCGCGAAAGCAAGATATAAAACTATGTCTGTAGCATACTATGTAGAAACTAATGACTCTGATAAACATTATTTTGAAGCGTCTTATGGATTACCATTTATTACTGTAGTCGATGTAAAAGTCGGATACGCAGAATGGTACTACGGAGATAAGCATGCTTCTGTAACGGTCTCGAAGGATCTAGGCGATTATAATCTTGGTATCATGGTTATGGACGGAGCTAGACACGGTGATCCGTTTGATATGGCCGCAGTAACAGTGGCATACAACTTTTAAATTATATTAAGGAATAATTGATTGAAAGTAAAACTTATATCATATAGCCAACCAGCTGAAGAATTCAAAATTGAAAATGGCGATCTTCTTCAGCTGGTTGCATTTTGTGCAAGAGTCTCAAATCCAGATGGTCAACATAACGAAAAGACCTCAGAGAAACTTGTTAAATACTTAATTAAACACAAACATTGGTCACCACTTGAAATGGTTAATGTTTGCTTAGAGATCGAAACAACAAGAGATATCGCAAGACAAATCTTAAGACATCGATCTTTCTCATTTCAAGAATATTCACAAAGATACGCGGATCCTCAAGATATGGAGGTTGCGTTTACTACACGAGAAGCTAGATTACAAGATACTAAAAATAGACAGAATTCTATTGATCTTGATTCAAATGATTCGATTAATTATATATGGGAATCATATCAAGAAATTATCATTGAAAGATGTAAAAAGGCATATGATTGGGCACTTGCAGCTGGTATAGCTAAAGAACAAGCTCGAGCGGTCTTGCCCGAAGGTTTAACTATGAGTAAGATGTACGTTAATGGAACACTAAGATCTTGGATCCATTATGTAGAACTCAGATCTGCAAATGGTACTCAGAAAGAACATATGGAAATAGCTAAAGAAATAGGCGATGTAATATATAAAATCTTTCCTTTAGACGATATTATTTAAAAAAAGTGAAAATAAGTGAAAAAAAGCATGTACAAACCCTCCAAACTGTGGTATAATATACCTATATTAAATCAAAGTAAGGAGTGATTATGAAAAACGAAAAACTAGTAGATAAAATCAGACAACTATGTACTGATATTTCTACAGCGCAACACGAGGCTTTTCCAAGCTTATCTAAATACAGAACTGTAACGTTCGAACCTGGTAGAAAATACTGCAAAATTATATTACAAGATTCTTTTAATGTAGAAGCTGGTGGTCAAATAGGTGAAAGCGTTTGGGGTTTTATTAATTTAAAGGAATTTGTCAAAGAAAGGAAAATGACAAATAACGTTAAGACAGTTACTTTCAAAGAAGGTGATGTTTTAATGGCTAATGGTTGGTCCGCACCAGCTCTTAACTCAGCAAGAGGTAATCTCTTAGATGGTTACGCAGTTGGCGGCAGAAACCAGCATGGTCCAAGTTATTTAACTTAGGCCATTCGCGTCACCTGTAGGACGCACGAAGGCCGCAGGTGGTTACGTCAGAACGTACAAGGGGGAGTTGTGGACCCCCACATTATTATCTATGGAGAAATTGATGACTAAAACATATACCGCACTCGAAACGTTTGCAACTGCACAAGAAAGATTAGAACGATTTAAAGAATTGAGTATAAAACTCGGATCTAATAAAGATATTAAATTTAAATTGGATTACAAAACCAACGAAGGAATGACCATTGGAATAAACAGTTTCTTATTAGAATATACTGTGAAATACTAATGGACTTTATTTCGTTAATGATTCCTGCAATCCTTATTGTCGCGTGTGGATATACAAGCTATCGCATTGGACGTAAAGATGGAGCAGAAGCTATGATCAACGTTTTACATCATAATAAAATTATTTCTTACGACGAAAAGGGTGATATAAGACCGAATCCGTTCTATCTTCCCGAAGATTAAGATTTTAAAATGTATAAATAGATCTATATTAAGGAAACCTTTTATGCAAAATTTTAATTCATTTACATCGGTTATAAAAGAAGCTACAAGCTTAGGCGCTGGTGAAATGATCAAGCCTAATAGTAGAACCGGTGAATTACGGATCGATATATTAAAAAGATTAATCTTGGCTAAAACTCCTTTAGAGTTGGCAAAAGGTGGAACTTTTGTTGTAAAAGATATTGAATCTGCATTACAATCTATCGAAACATTTAAGAAAGACGAAAAGAATTTTGCCCTTAAAGGTGATGGTGAAAAATTTATTATGTCTAATCATTTAGCTAAATCTAAAGTATTTGGTGGTGGTTTCGGAGGAGCAGGTTCAGGCACAAAAGATACTCAAAGAAACGAGTGTCACCAAGCTGCTATGTGTCAGGCATATCTTGATCATGGAATGCATGATTTTGACTTCTTTGACGATAAGATAATTGCACAGTCATTTAAACAAACTAAAACAGATTCAAACGAAGCACAAATATTAGAAACACCTGAGAATTGGTGGGAATCTTCTTATGCATCGATGGTTGTATTAGTTAAAGGTGGATATTTGAATAAATCTCAAACATTCCATCGCGGTGACAAACAGATGATTAAGCTATATGCTATGAAAAATGAAGCATATAAAAACAATGGATTTAAACCGTTAAAAGATGATAAGTGGAATCCTGGAGATATTTGGGCAATCGCTAAAGATTTTAATATGGATAAAGAATTAGATACATCATCAGTTGGTGCACTTAATAAAAAGCTGTTAGAACACTTTAATACAAAGAGATTGGTTGGTATATCGCTTAAGCAATCTTCTATAAAAGCTGCTCCTATCGTAGAACTAAATAATGAATATCCACCAGATACAGATGTACATAAAATCACAAAGCTTATGTTAGAATCAAAAGGTGGAGATTTTTGGTCATCAAAAGGTGCAACAATTGTATATGACGATGGTGCGATGACTTTAAAAGATAATGCAAACGGTGAAGCGGTAAAGGCTGAAATTAAAGGTAAGAAAGCTCGAGGAGGAGGAATCTCTTGGGGCGGTATGCAAGAATTTATGAAAAGAGAAACTGGCAAAATTCTACCTCCTCACGCAAAAGGTATAAAAGGTTTAGCTAAAAAAATAGATAAGGGTTCAAAAAGAGAATTAAAATTATTTTGGACCATGTTTAATCACTTCTATAAGAATGTCAAATACGAAGACTTCGTAGAAGAATTAAACAAAAAGGATTGGTTTTGGATATCAGCAAAATTAGGTTGTATGTATGTACTATATTACCTAGACACAAACGCTGGAACAAAGGCAAATAATGTTATAACACATTTCGTAAATTACGCTGGATCAAAATCACTAGATTCAAGCGTATACGTTAAGGTAGGAAAATGAAGACATTCGAAGAAATTAGAGAAAAACTTTCTGTGGGTCAAGGTATTGGCGCATGGATAAAAGACTTTATGAAATCAGATGCTCCTCAATTCGATGGAAAATCACAAGATGAAAGACGCAAAATGGCAATAGCAGCTTTCACTAGTGCAGGAGGATCACTTAAGTGAAATCATTTAAAGCAAACCTATCAGAAGCCGCTGGAAAAAATACTCATATGACCCATATTGAGGATTTGGTTCTAGACGGTGGAGTCAAGGGGGCACGCCAAGCAATACTCGCGTTAAGATCGCTAAGAGATATGCTAGCTGGAAACACATCAACTGCAGTAGATGTAACAGTCAAATGGGACGGTGCCCCCGCCGTTTTCGCCGGAGAAGATCCATCAGATGGAAAATTCTTTGTCGCCAAAAAAGGCATATTCAACGCCAATCCTAAAGTATATAAATCACACGAAGATATTAAAGCAGATACAAAGGGTGATCTTCAAGGTAAATTAATTAAAGCAGATACAAAG